ATCAAACAGGAATGATGCCCCAGTATCCGGTAGGGAGAGGAGGTAAAAACCCTCAGACAAACTATACTCCCCTTTTATATTATCAGTATTAGTCTTACTATCTACTATCTGTGCTGTTAAATCATCCTTTACATTTCTACTTAAATCTGTTAGAGGTAGCTTATCCTGTACCGCAGTACGGGAGAGGGAGCGGAGTCCACTATTAGACAGGAAGATTACATCATCTCCAACATGAGCCACACTATCTCTCGCTATACAACCAATCCCCTCTATAACCTCATCCAACGCCATATTAACTGGATCCCAAGGATTATTATAGAGGACTATATTGCGCTTGCCGAAGATGACAAGCTTCCCTCCAAAATCAGCAAGAGCAATAATCTCATCCGCACCCCACACCGTCTTTAAATCAATCGTACCCTGGGAGCCTACATCAGTCCAAGTACCACCCCAATTTGTACATTCTGTCTCGGTTGGGTAGAGCGCACCTAAAGAACAAAAACCCACATCATTCCATATATGACCCTGTAAGGTATCAGAGTAGTAAACTACATCTCTCGTACCCGTAACCCCACCAACCCATAACCTACCAAACTCACCCAGTACACAGTTACCCTGTGGTGCGGTTCCCGCATAACTGGTAACATCGTCTATATCCTTCCATGTCGTACCATCATAATTAATCATCTTAAAGCCACGCTGAACCCCGTAAAGCTGATTATTAAAATTGGTAAATTGCCAGTTCCCATCTGTTATCGTTTGAGGTGTACCACCAAATACTTGAGCATCTAACTGCCAAGGTGTCGTACTCTCATCAAACTTATAAATCTTATCATTCGCCCCACAAAACATCTCATAAGTACCATCCGCCTTACGATACTCGGTAATACTCCTAACAATATCACTATTAGAAGAGTTACTCCCTATAGTCTCACTATACTGCTTTATCCCCTGACGAGTTGTAATCCGTCCAGAGGCATCTAAGACAATGTTATCCGCTCTGGTTAACCATTCCGGTGGTAAAGAACCAGCATTAGATTGAGTGTTTAAACCAAACACTCCCACATTACTTAAATTAATAGGCGTTAGATTCTTTGCACTCATACTGAATACCAGAGAGTCTCTCTAACCACCCTCCCACTATCTTGAGCAATGGCATCTGATAACGCCTGCTGATACTGCATGAATACCATATCAGACAGCGAACCACCATCCTCCCCACGCTCTGAGATAGCTCTCGCCCACGCACCTAAAATTACTGGCATCGCTGTTATAGAGAGAGTATCAGCAGCCTCTGTTAACTCATCTTGAGGGTCTACTGTTAATACATCAATATTATAAATAGCATCAGGAGTAGGGTAGAAACTAATCTCAGCACTAGAAGCAGTACCATTTATTACATAATTACTAGGTCTATTATTAGTCATGGAGGGGTAGGCTGCCTGCTCTAAATAACTATCATCAATTGGGGAGAGTTCGGAGCCAGTCCCCCTATCATAAACAGATAAGACGCGCACCCTCTCATTAGTATTAGTTAGATTATAATCCCTAGTTCCACTAGCTGTGGTTATAGCAACCTTACTCCGTAACACAGTCCAATTATGAGCATCTTCAACCTCCCTCTTAGTCTCATTAACGAAATCCCCAATCAATTGTTGATAGTTTCCTATGCTAGTATTATCAATCAAAGCACCACCCCAAGTAGACACAGTATCCTCACGCAAGCGTCTTAATACCGCATTAATTATATCTTTATACGTCATCTGACTTTACCACCTTTGGTTTAATTTTCTGTTGGGGTGAGGGTATAAAATAACCTAGCACTAGAGGTACTATTAAGAATAGACCTAACAGCCAACCACCTATCTCTACTAACTTACCCAGTAATGGGAAGAAGCCGGTTACAGGTTCAGGACAGGTCTTAGGAGATATAATCGCCTGGTCCACCACCCCTCCTGCACCTGCTCCAACTACCGCACCAATTACTGGGGGGATGCCAGTTAGATAACCCACACCCGCTCCTACAGCAGAGCCTGTGGCGGAGATACCACCACTCTCTAATAAGGCGCAACCCGCCCCACTGAGACTTAAAAGAAGTAGGGTGAGTAGGAGGAGCTTCTTACTTCTTCTGACCATCTCTCAACAACCCATAAATCTCTTTTAGCATACCTTTAATATCTGAAATATCCCTATGATGATCCTCTTTAGCTACATACTTTCTTGGTAGTTCAATTTGGTCATCAGTAACCTTCTTTTCTAATCGGTCCAAATCATTAGCTATACGCTTAATGAACCAATATAGAGGTCCGATACCTATTGTTAGTATTATATTCCAAAACAGTAGGGGTGGTACTTCCATATAAACAGCTCCTAATTAGTAGTTGTCTCATTTCCAGAATCTGTCTCTGTATTTGTCTCTGTATCTGTATTATCATCATCCCCATCATTTGATGTGTTATCATCATCCCCATCATTAGATGTCTCGGAACAATCCAATGTGTCTTGTCCAACACAGATATCTGTCCCGCCTCCACCTGTGCTAACCTCAACCTTAGTGCAACCCCCCACCACTCCTAAAAAGAGGAGGAGGAGGGTGGAGATTGAAAAAATAGTTAGTAGTGGTTTAATAGTCTTATTCATGTATCTTCTCCAGTGAGATTGAACTTCTCGCCTCCCATGTTCCTATCTCTAAAGAAACTCTGCCCATAATTGGAACACAGCTAGATAAGAGTAAAGATGTGAGAAGTAAAAAAAGTGTGATATGTTTATTCATTGTGTCTTACTCCGTTGCTAGTATGGAATCAAATGCGGTTGAGATATCCATTACTCTTTCGGAATTGCTGATTTGATCCCAAGCCAGATGCCGATAACCTCATCATTGCCATTATATCTCCTGTAATTCTACTGCATCTGCTGCTTCCTGAACCCAAGAAGGAACATCAGCTATTGTTGTACTACCCGTATTTGTCTTTGGAAACCTCGTCTTAACATCTAATATATGTGCTTCCCAAGAACCATCATCCTTATATTGCATATCCAACTGGTCACCTGTAGAGGCATAACCATCTTCACCAGTTCTTAGTGCTACATAATCAGGTTCTACTACGTCAGCACCTTCTACGATTGATATTGTGTGTACCTTGACATCTTGTAGGAACTGTTGGTAATCTCTGTTGCCTTCAGCCTGTGGAATACTAGCGTTATCAGAGAGTCTTTGTATTGAGTTTTCAGTTAATTTATACATCTTCTTTATAACTCCGCATCTGCTTCATAATGATAGGACATAGCAGAAGCCGTATCGCCACTACTTGAATTTACCGTAATACGCCCCTGACTCCCATAAAGAGAACCTGCCGTTTGGTTAGTGGATGTAGAAACCCCCAAATTTATTCGGTTGCATTTTCCAGAATTTCCAGAACCGTCGTATATAGTCATTGTCGGAGTAGTTCTTTTAGGAACAGCAAACCCGTTTGAAGTATACAATTCTCCGGTTGTTGTTTGTCCTGCTGCCCCCGAACCCGCAATCAAACCGTCATTTGTAGTGCTGCCCGGTGCAGTACCGTGGTTATAGCTTTTTTCATAATACCTCTGACACAAAGCCAGTTCCTCACCATAACTTCTGTGTTCAAAGTCTGTGGCTGTTGAGCCTATTTCTAGTTGAACATCGCCAACCTCAAACCAATCATCAGCACCAGCAGTTCCAGTAGGGGTGCAATCAAATAGTACAGATACTTGAGTCTTATCTGAAGGCACAGCATATGAAAAAGAAAAGGTTTGTACTGAAGTTGTTAAAGTATTAGCTTGAGAATCACCATTAGTATTTGTCATACCAACAGGATTTTCGTCAGTTCCTTCTCCGCCATTTACTCGGCTATATAATATACTAGATGTTGGTGAAAAATTAGCACCACACTTGGCTTTAAAACTAAGTGTTACTGTTTTGCCAGCTAATCCTCTAGAGTTTAGGGTTTCAATACCTTGCGTAAAGCCAGTGTTATTAGTTTGTGAATTACTTGCTGTTCTATGAAACCTTAAACAATAACCACTTTCATAATCACTACTAGATTGTTGACTTATAGTAAGTCCCAGTGGTCCTCCATAAGACCTCCACCTATCACAAGGACCATAGGTATTGATAGCAGTATTATTTGCAGCATATTGTGCAACCCTCATATCACCATTAATAATCATATTCCTTCTACCACCAGCAGCAGCCCAAGTACCATCATCTTTCAGGAAATTACCAGTGTTTGTCCCCTTGGGAACTAAACCGTGTGCAGATGTAGAAAAATCCAAATCAGTATTATCGTCTGGTGAATCTAAATCATCTAATTTGAAATCGCCAGCACTATAAGTAGTATTAGTATCTGTCCAAGGTACATTGACAACACCTTGATCGCTAGAATTTAACTGTAGACCATAAGTTCTATTAGCTGTAGTGCTTACTGCTTCTGCTGCTACAGATTGATCAGTATCATCTTCTATCTTTACGAGTCCTTCAGCACTAGAAGTTGCGGTACTATAAGTAGTATTAGTATCCGTATCACTCCAAGGTACATTAACAACACCTTGTCCAGAGCCATTTATTTGTAATCCATAAGTCCTGTTGGCTGTTGTGGTTACGGACTCTGCTGCTGTTGTTTGAGCAGTATCATCTTCTAATTTTATAAGTCCTAAAGCACTACTGCTTCCAGCACTATATGTAGTATCAGTATCTGTTGGAGTTACCCAAGAGTTATCCCCTCTGAGGAATGTTGAAGAACTCGCTGTACCTGTAGCTGATAGATGATCTATATCAAC